TTATAAAGTTCTGAAAATATATAATTCGTGGAGCCAAGAGAGACGAAGCTCACTTAGAGCTTCGTTTTTTGTATAATCTAAGCCGAAATTATCTGGTTCTAACCTTGCCAATTTGGCGTTGTAAATTTCGGCGTTCTCATAGATAGGCAAAAGCCATTTATGCAAGTAAATATGGGCTTTTTTATCCTTTATTTCTCGGTTCGAACCTAAGTCGGCCAGTATCTCTCTTTTGGTCGTTTTGTCGCCCTCAATAAACTTCTTTTTGCCATAGGCGGCAAAAATAAACCTTTCTTTTGTTAGTTCTATTAAATCATTTTCTGTTTCTTTTTTCTCTTCAACTTTTTGCAATTTTTCAAGCTCTTTTTTAAGGGTGATTTTTTCTTTTAAATATTCTTCGTCATCAATTAAGTTTTTTGTCCTCATTATGGTTAAGCCTGATATTTGAGCTTCCAACTCTTTTGCTCTTTTACTCTTATTAACCTCTATTTCCTTGTTCTGTGCCTTTGCTTGCCCTTTTTGGGTATCTAAATATTCCAAGGCCCATTCGAGAAACAGCGGGCTGATTTCAAGCTTGTGGAGCTTCCTGATGACTTCGTCAGTGATGTCCTTTTCTTCAACTGAACCTTGTCGACAATTAGCCTCTTTTCTTTTATGGGTGCAATGATAATAATCATACCCCCTTACTTCTTTTTTCAGTTTTAAATACTTTGTTTTATGTTCGGCAGTAATTCCGCAACCGCAAACAGCGCACTTAAACATGCCGGAATAAGCAAAATCGTATTTTTGCGGTCGTCGTTTGCATCCTCTTAATCCCAGTATTTCTTGAATACGGTTAAATTCGTCCAAAGTGATCAACGGTTTGTGTTTACCCTTGCTTTCTTTGCCGTTGTAAACGATAATGCCGGCATAAAACGGATTTGAAAGCATTTTATACCAAACCGAACGAACCAATGGCCCGCCCCCGATTTTTCTCTTTTTTATCGTTCTATAATTCCAGTCATTATTTAAGATATTTAAAACTTCCTGAGCGGTATAAGCCCCGGAAAGCATTAAATCAAAGGCCTTGCGCAGTAAAATTGATCTTTTCTTGTCGGTAATTATCGTCCTTTGTCCTTTTTCTAGCCTCATATCATTCAAATAACCCTCCGGAGCCAAGCCTGGAAGCCAACCGAGAGAAACTTTCTTTTCCAAACCTCTTTTTACATCCTTGCCCAGTTTGGAAGAAAAATATTGCGATTGACTTAGAGCTAACTGTAACATCATGATTCCCTCGGGGCTATTGTCAAAATTATACGAGCCAAATTTTAAATCGTCTATAATCCCGGTTCTGACTAAATAGGTGATAGTTGAAGCGTCAATTTCATTTCTTGATAATCTGTCGGGGTGCCACGCAATAATACCCGAAGCTTCACCGGATTTTATCCGTCTTATCATTTTCTCAAATACAGGGCGGTTGTATGGCTTAAAGGCGGAGTGTTTTTCCTCTAAAACGTCTATGATATTCAAATGAGGATGAATTTCTCTCACCTTGTCTTTTTGGCTTTCAATAGATAAAGCCTGTCGTTCCTCACCTTCGGTGGATTTACGGACATAGGCAAAATATTTAATTGTGTTTTCTAATTTTTCCATACAAAAAGGGACGGTTGTGGAGACCCAACAAAACATCACCAAAGGCAATATTCATCGGCACAAACCGCCCCTTTTTGGGGACGAATATTAAAAAAGCCTTAGTGATTTATTATTTTGTTAGGTCTCAATCACATATTATCAATAAACCGTTATTTTTTCAAGGTGCTGTATTTCTCAAAATCCTTTTTACTCATTGGCTCATAAGTCAATTTAACCAAAGAAACAAGAGCCGTCGCTTGCCTTAGGGCTTCCGCTTGGTCTATTACTTCATCAAATTCTTTTTTATATAATTTGATAAAGCTATCCAATTGTTCATTGGTAAATTTCATATAGGCTTAAAAATAACTGACCTTTCAAATACCCCTCGTTTAAACGGGATAAAATTAAGCGTATAGGCTTGGTATTCCACTTCGCCGACCCATTCGGACTCAAATTTTTTTTCAAATATCGGGGTTAAAACAGAACAAACTTTTTCAACAAATTTCATTGCCCAATATCCCAAAAGTTCAATTGGACCGAACAACGACTGCGAACGAAAAAATTTCTTTTTGCCGAAAGTTCGCTCGTCAAACATGTCTTTTGATAAGTATTTACAAACATAAGCTCCGATATTATTCACGTTATCGATTTTATTTATTTTAATAAATCCTTGCCCCCAAATTTCTTGCAGTTCAACAATACTAACGAAAGGTAATTTGCAAAGCAGGTGATAATGGACAGCTCCTCGTTTTTGAAATTCCGGCACGGCTAAATATTCGAAATCACCGTATTTATAGGAAATACGTTTGATGAATTGATTAAAAACATAGTTTGCGGTTTTTAGATCAGTGATGTTTTTGGCAAAAGTTAAAGTCATAAACTTGTTTAATTGCGGATTGGAATTAGTTAATCGCCTTATTTCGGTTTTAGTACGATTTAATGAGAATCTCATTTTTTGCTTTTGTATTTTTTCTTGTTCGAATATGTTTAATTGTTTTGGCTCTTTTTGAGTATTTTCAGATTGATTTTTATTGAATTCCCGCCAGATATGTTTTTTATATTTAAATACTTCAACTTGTTTGCCAGACACCACAACTTTTAAGTTGTAAGGGTAAGCCATAACAATTTTCGTTAGATGTGTGCTTATAATCAAGTTAAGAAGAAAGCTAGTTACTTTCTTCGTCTAAAATCTCATTTGCAAATATTCTTTTGGTCGGTCGGGCAGACCCGACCAAAAGAATATTTGCCCAAAAGAAAATTTGAAGAACGAATGAAAACTGAATTAACGTTTTTTTGACCGCATCAGATGTTTTATTTTAGCGTCAGCTTTTCTCTCATCAATGTAGTTCCTTTTATTCGGACTCCACATTGACAAGCGTAAGCTATCAGACGCTTTGTATTATTTATCTGATAGGCATAAAACGGCCTGCCGTCAGTTTTTTATTTTTCGGCCGAAATGAAATATTATGAACAGTGAAATCATCACTTCAAATTGGACCGGTTCGGAAATTACTTCAAATCTGGTTCGCAAACAAATCTTTTCTCGTTGGGGCGAAGAAGAAGCAAAGAAATATGACCCAAGCAAAAACTGTTTTACCTTCAAGAGTTGGCAAGCAAACGGCTACCAAGTCAAAAAAGGGGAGAAAGCGATAAAGTCTTACATTGTAATCGAGAAAAAAGACAAACAGGGAGAAGTCTTAAAGAAATATCCCAAGACGATAAACTTGTTTTACATTAAACAAGTTGAGAAAATCAGGAGCGAATCTTAAAAGGTTCGCTCCTTTTTTTGTATGCGTTTATTTGAAGAGCGGTTTTGGAAAAAGGAGGAATATCAACCGAATTTGGAATAAGTCCCGTATTGCTATTTGAAAACTTATTTTCATAATCACGATGATACGGAAATTCCGGATATTTAATAAAGTTCACCGCCTCATGCGTGTTGTAACAATTAGCCTTGGCTTTATTAAACAAAAACAATTTTCTTTTAATTGCTTTTCGTCGGGTGCTATCATCTTTTAAATCATGCAATTCAAAATATGAAGCCATGAAAATCAATTTGAAAACATTTCTAAGTTCAATAAAATTTTGCCCCAAATCGCGAATCCTTTTATCAATATTCCCCGTATGTTGCACACCCGCCCAAATATCCAAGGGAATAATTTTGCCATCATCGCTTTTGCGAATATCATGACGATGAGCGGAAAACTTTTGTTTGGCTGATGGTGGCATTTCTTGCCATTCGCGACTATCAAAATATCCTTGCGCTTCATCAATGAAAATCTGACCACCTTTGATGCTTAAGAGTTCCGGAATCTCCGACCAGAAATATACCCGACCCAGTTTTGATTTATCCCATTTCTTTAATTCAATGTAGCTAGAAAAATCTAATTTCCAATTGGCATAAACATCAAAACCAAGTTTAACCATTTCTAGGGCTTTGTAGGTCATGAACAGAGTTTTACCTGCGCCGGGTTTGCCGGTGATGATTGTGATCATATTTTTTGATTTAATATTAGCTTAATAATGCCTTATCTATTGACAAATATCATATTTTATGTTAATATATAGTTATTAAATAGTTCTTTCTAAACATGCGATAAAAACATATCCCCCGGTACCGTGGGTAAAAATCACGGACAAAAGGAACAAAATGGATAAGAGAATGTTCGAAAATGAAATATCGGAACTATTAAGAATACTGGAAACGTCTTCCTTTTATCAATGGATTAAAGTTACCTACGGAGTAACATCCGAAGGTGAAGACGAAGAGGAAAGAGAAATGAATGAATCATGGTTCGATGATTCCTGGTGGCCCAAAGACGGAGCATGGGATTACTCGTGCACATTACAATGGGGAACAGGGTATAACCCTGGAGAAGTTGAAAAAAAGACAACGGAAGATCTAGTGGCTTATCTTAATGACCTTCCGGCAGATGCTCGAGTTTTTCTCATGCCCCAAGGCACTCATTGTGGTGCACTTGAATTCACCTTCGGGTGGGTTCATTCCTGCAAAAATCCCGAAGATATCGAGGAAGCAGTCATGCCGCAACATGACTAAACCGTTCATGACTTAAAATTTTTTGAGAGGACTAGTCACCCTCTCTTTTTCTTTTTCTCAAAACTAAACCTTAAAAAACATAAGCACTTTTAACACCAGAAAAAACAGAAACAAAGTCATTTCAATAAAGAAGACCAAAAGCAGGATTTTAAAAAGAACAAAAATCGGGAAGATCAAATCTATTTTAGCGAAAGTCGGGATAATGGCATTGAAAGAATTATTTACCGCAATCACAACCGAATCGTTTTGACTGGCGTCAGGTAGAATGCTAAATATTTTAATTAATACGGTTTCAATTAAATCAAACATATTATTATTCATTATCATTAAATAAGTGGGTTATTCGAAAGATGACATAAGCGGCAAACACCAACCAAAGAATTGTAACGACATAAGGTCTAATTTTTTCCGCAAAGCTTTTTACTGTCGGATCGCTGGCGGAAAATATTTTCATATCCAGATTATATTGTCCGTTATCTGAAACCGATTTAAAAGTAATATCCAAGTCATTGGCGCTTACAGGTGTCGAGGTGGCGGAAAACATTGTGTTAAAGCCGTCGTAGAAGGCAAAGAAATAATTAAAGACAATTTTCTTTTTTAGCTCCGTTACCAAACGAGGGAACAAGTAATAATTATCGGCATTGAAAGAATAGTTGATATCGGAAATAAAAATCCCAAACGGGTATTGTCTTTTAATTTCCCCGTTGTCAATTAGTTGCACAACATAATGAATTGCTTGACTCGAAGAAGCGATCAGATTGACTGAATGATTTTTGGTATCTGTCATCGTATTCAAGTTTTTGTTATAATAACTTTCATTCAAAAGATTTCCGTCTGAATCATATTGCTTGATGTTAAAATTAAGATTATCTAATTCAGCGGTCGGATAATTAAAGCCGAATACAAAATCACTGGAAGTGGCATTTATCGGCAATGTCAAAGCGGTGTCAAAAATCGGTGATTTTATTTTGATGTCATAATCAGGATAATAGTTTAGATTTGAATACCAATCATCCGGCGCCCCCTCGATTGCATCAAAACCGCTTACTTCAATTTCATCCATTAAATTATCATAATCGACACAATCGGAAGAAACACTGTTTTTATCTCGAGCAATAATGAAGTTTGTTGAACGACTTTTGAAAAATTGCCCGGAAAATTTTCCATCAACGCAATCGATATTATATTGAATATCATTAAAGCCGAGACAATCATTGGTCAGGCCAATCTCATTTATTCCATCTGTCGGACAGGTTCCGGAAATAGTTAGCCAAGAATCGTTTAAGGCGACAGCATCTTGAGCTGGAGAAGTAATTTCAAATTTTATTCCCAATCCATAATCCCAATTAGCGGTCATTAACAAGGTTGGGTTGATACTGTTCGGATAATCAGAATAGGCTGTGCCAATTCCGCCATAACGATTGTTCCAATTGAAATAATACGGCGAAGAGTTTTGAGCGTAATATATATCGTGATTTGCTCTGATTTTGGTTTGCCAATCATTTCCTTGAGCAATCTTAACGAGTGAGTATGAATAACCCGGGTTATAAAGCCACTTTGTCCCGTCCCATTTGTAGTAAAAAGAAAAACTTTCCATTGGTTCTAGCCAATAATCATAATCACCCGACCAGTATTTCAAAACCATGCCTTTTGACGTGGGTTGTGAAACTTGGTCATAGCGATAGGCTATCCAGAAAACTCCGCTAGCTGATTGCCATTCAATCGC